AGACGCGGAAAACTTCGCCCTACTTAGCAATGAAGCCAAAAGTCAACCGTCGGCCTTAAACTCTTTCAAACGTTTGCACCTCAACATTTGGACAGGTGCGACCGAGTCCTGGATACCTGGCCACGTGTGGGACAAGAACGTAAAACAAGTGCCGGAAGAAGAACTGCAAATGGCGGAACTGTTCATGGGCCTTGACCTTGCAAGTACCCAGGACTTGAGCGCCCTGGCCTACCTTTGGAGGTTGCAGGACGGTACGCTGTATTTGAAAGTTACGACCTACTGCCCAGAGGAGACCATACACGACCGCGACCGCAAAGAAAACGCCAATTACTTAGCCTGGAATAACGAAGGCTGGATAAGCGCAACTCCCGGCAATGTGCAAGACCTGGAGACCATACGCGGGGATATCCTTCGAGCAGCCGGGCAATACACTTTGCAAGGCCTTGCTTTCGACCCCTGGACAGCGGACAATTTCGCAGCCGAACTGTACACCCGAAACAGCATACCCGTTAAAAAGTGTCAGCAAAGCCTTAGCAACCTATCCGAACCCTCAAAGTATTTCGAGCAGCTGACCGTCGGCAAAAAGCTATTCCACGACGGTAATCCGGTGGTAGCATGGAACTTGGATAACACGCAGATTTTCCGAGACAGCAACAACAACATTAGACCGCACAAAGGCAAAAGCAAAGGCAAAATTGACGGCATTATGGCAGCCGTGAACGCGGTATGGGCAATGCAGGAGTACGACAAAGAAAACCCGACATTCGATATTGGCAACATGATAAGCTATTTCTAATGGATGAACTAAAGCAAGTGAAACGCCTATACTCCTTCCGTGGGTACTTTGAATACTACTTCGAGATTTTCCCGAAGTATAATAGCGGCCTGGCAGCTTACGAGGCTATCGAACGGGAGTTCTATGAGTTGTTTGGGGCTAATCGGTATGCTGACTACGGGATATTCCGGGTAATGCGGCGGCGATACGTTGTGCTTTTGCAGGTCGAGGCCAAAAGAAAAAGCAAAGTAAAGAGATAGGTTTTATCGGTTTTTAAAAGTGATTTCAGCCCTGCCTTTTCGGTTGGGCTTTTTTGTTTACTTTGTTAACACTTTTCTACAAAAAACCCCTGCACCTTTGCGCCGTGGCTAACATCTTTACACGGACTTTACAGCGGATATTCCGCAGCAAGATTTCCAACCTGGGCCCTGCTAAGGACTGGACCTTATGGCAGTCTCTTTTAGGCAACATCGCTGGCAAAGAGGTTGCGGTAACGGGCAAAACAATCCTTTCAATCCCCGCTTATTTCCGTGCCGTTGACTTGATAGCCACGCAAATGGCCTCGCTGCCTTTCAACGTCTATACCGTCGCATCAGATGGCAGCATCCAGGAGGCGCGCACCAACCCGGTTTGGCGGTTGCTGAACTTCCGACCTTCCCCGGAATACGATTGCTTTTCATTCATGGAGGCCGTTGTTCGCACTATCCTGACCGGGAATAAAGGGTATGGCCCTGGTAACTGCCTAATCGAAATCATCCGCGACAATCGCGGCGCGGTCGCCATGTTCGATATTGTTGACGAACCGTATCAAATCATTGAACTCGAAACGGGCATGTTCTATATCATCGGTGAAAAGGCCTACCCCATTGCCGATATTATCCACTTGAAAGCCTGGACACGCGACGGCGAAAACGGCGAAAACCCGCTGAACCTGCTCAATAGCACCTTTAAGCGCGGTATATCCGAACTGCTAACGTATAGCGATTTTTACAAAAACGGTGCTGCCATATCCGGTATCCTTGAGACGGACACCCCTCTGAACCTTGCACAACGCAAAGAACTTGAGGAAAGCTGGAACAAGAACTATGCGGGCATTGCCAACCAGGGCAAAACAGCCCTGCTATCCCACGGGGTAAAATATAAAAGCATAGGCACACGCCTGGATAGTTCCGATCTGCAAAGCCGCAAAATGACGGTTGAGGATGTGGCCAATATCCTGGGTGTACCTCTCCCCTTGCTTGCAGCGTCCGACGGTACACCGCTAAACAACCTTGAAGTACTAAACCGCTTGTTTGTTCAGTACACCCTTCGGGCATGGTGCAAGCGCTTTGAAAGCGAATTTAACTCCAAGTTGTTCGGATATAATCAAACCGGCCTAACCTTTGTGCGCTTCAACCTTGACGGGCTTTTGCGAGGCGATACCCGAAGCCGTGCTGAATACTATACAGCGCTTTACAACATCCGGGCGATCAGCCCCAACGAAATACGCGCACTTGAAAACATGAACCCGTATGAGGGCGGAGATGTGTTCGGTATGCCCCTTGCATCCAATAGTACGGACGCAGGTGTACAAGGTGGACAAGCAACGGATACGCAAACCCAAACCCAATAGCCATGCCGTACGATAACTACCCACAAGCCGCAACAAACAACGCAAAACGGGCATTGAAGCACCGAGATAAAAACGGCAGCGATTGCGGTACGGCAGTTGGTTGGCAGCGTGCTAATCAGTTGGCAAACCGGGAGACCATAAGCCACGACACGGTTGTAAGGACATATTCGTTTCTTAGCCGGGCAAAAGTGTACGATACAGGCAGCTATACCGACGCAGACGGAAACGAAGTATGTGGTAGCGTGATGTACGACGCATGGGGCGGCGATGCAATGTTAGACTGGGCTAAAAAAACAGTAAACGAAATGGAAGAAAAGCAACTGCCGATGGAAATGGAGAGGCGCACATATAAACTCGAACTCCGGGCCATGCCCGAAGGCCGTACCGTCGAAGGCTATGCGGCTATCTTCAACGCATCCACCGACCTGGGGGGATACGATGAGGAAATAGCGGAGGGCGCTTTTGACGGCGCGGATGATACGGACGTAGTTGCGCTGTTTAATCACGACCCCAATTTCCCGCTGGCTCGTACCTCAAACGGTACTTTGGAGTTGGAAGTTGATGGCAAGGGATTGCGATACCGTTTTGAAGCACCGGATACGACGTTCGGAAACGATTTGCTCAAGATGATACGCAGCGGTATCATATCGCAGTCTTCGTTCGCTTTCACTATCCGAAAGGATACCTGGATGAACGAAAATGGCAAAAAGCCAAAGCGCCGTATTGACCAGGTTGACGTACTTTATGACGTTTCCCCGGTTACTTACCCGGCCTACAAGCAAACGAGCGTAACGGCACGGGCATTACAAGCACAATCAACGCCGGAAGGCGTAGCTGATAAAGACTTCCCGCAACTGCTTGCGGATATTCTACAACTTAACAAACAAAAAGCATGAAGCGCAGCGATGAATTGAAGCAGCAGCGCGGGGCAAAGATGGACGAATTGACGGCCATTTCCGCACAGGCTGCCAATGCGATGCTGACCGAGGAGCAGCGCAGCAACGCCTTACGACTGAAAGGCGAAATCGAAAACCTCGACACGGATATTCAACTGGCCGAAGCCGCCGAAGCTGAACAAGCACGGCAGGCTGTAACGGTATCCCGTGCAAAGCAGCCCCAGGCCACGCCGGAGCAAAAGGCCACCGAGCGGTATTCGTTCCTACGTGCCGTACGCATGGCAGCCTCCGGCAAAAACCTGGACGGCATCGAAGCCGAAATGAGCCAAGAAGCGGAACGCGAGTTCCGAGCAGCCGGCATCACCCCGACGGGCAACCTCTACATTCCCACGATGCTGACCAAACGCGGTATGCACAAGCGCGACATGACGGCAGGCACTACCACGGCGGGCGGGTACACCGTTCCCACTGAACTGGGCGCACTTATCCCGTTCCTTGACCCGCGCCTGGCGGTAATCAATGCGGGCGCTACCGTGCTGACTGGACTGACGGGTAACATCGATTTCCCGCGCAACGACGCAGCAGCCACTGCGGTATGGGAGGGCGAAAACGACGCGAATGCGGAAACCTCCCCGACCTTCGACCGGATCCAAATGAGCCCCAACCGCCTGGGCGCGTTCACCGACATTTCCAAACAGCTGATGGTACAAAGCTCCATTGACGTGGAAAACTTTGTCCGGGAACGCCTCAACAACGCTATTAACGTAGCGCTCGATTACGCGCTGATTAACGGCGACGGTGCAACGCAGCTTATCACGGGTATCCTCAATACCAACGGCATTGGAAGCGTTGCCTGTGGCACGAACGGCGGCCCGCTGACCTGGGGGAAAATCGTTGACCTTGAAACGGAGGTTGCGGTGGACAATGCCGACTTCGGAAGTCTGGCCTACCTGACCACGCCGGGCGTTCGGGGTTACCTCAAGAAAACCGAAAAGGCATCCAATACGGCGCAATTCGTTTGGATGGACGGGCCGACCCCGGCTGCCAACGCAGCCCGCGTAGACGTGCTGAACGGATACCGCGCCTTTGTGTCCACTCAAGTGCCGTCGAACCTGACCAAAGGCAGCGGAACGAACCTCCACGCCGTCCTTTTCGGTAACTTCAACGAGTTGATTCTCGGCCAATGGGCTGGCCTTGACATCGTTATCGATCCGTACACGAGCGCAAAGAACGCGCTGATTACCATCGTGGTAAACTCCTGGTGGGATGCAGCTCTTCGCCATGCCGCATCGTTTGCCGCAATCAAGGACGCAGATATCACCGACGCGGTGTAACCTTATCTTTTTGCCGACATTCCTTAACCGGGTGGGGGCTTAAAACGCCCCCACTCACTCCAAAAACAAATACCATGTTACGCAAAATTCTTGCATTTTTCGCGGTTTGTGCCGCCGTTGTTTTTCTGGCCTCCGCTGGCGAACCGAACGCGGACTATCAGACCTCCGCACCCTTCTACTCGTACTCGCTTTCCGACACGTTCACGAACACGGAAAACGACACCGTTGAAATCCCCGCACGCCTCGTTTCCGACTGGTCGGGCGGTTGGCATGTGCAGGCTACGAGCCTATCCGGTACGGTTCAACTCGCTAACACCGTCGAAGAATCGCTATCCTACAACGGTACGGACTGGGTAAGCGTCGACACGCTCAACAATAGCGCCGCAGGTACGAAAAGGGCCGAACAAGATAGGGTCTATGGTTTCCGCCAACGCATCAGAATCGTTGGCAGCGGTACGCAAAGCACCCGCTATACGGTCTATTTCGTTGCCAAAAAGGATTG